GTAGCATTTCTTGTAGCATAAGATAATTTAGGATTTTGTGGCGTAGGGTCGGGTATAGTAATTGCTTGATATCTTAGGTAAGCAGGTTTTAAGACAAAAGCATAACCTACACCATCAAAAAACGAGGCATTTTCTTCTAAAAAGTTATCTACTTGTTGATAACGCATCGCCACCATTTGACACCCGTAAGTTCTACATAGAAGGCCACTAGGGTTTGCGGGACTAATGCTATTATCAGGTAATACAATCGTCATATTTGCTTTATTATACTCTGTTAATTCACTAGCATCTGGATTATTTACAACATCATTATTATACCTACAAGCTCTCATAAAAACTGAATTACTTGTCAAATTTACATATTCTAAAAATTCCTGATTTTGCATAAACGAATTATTTGTTTTGTCAACAATTAATATTATTTTATTTTTAAAACCAAGCAATGGTTGTCTTCCAAGGTTTAATCCATCATTTTCAAAACTATATTTACTTCCTAACATGAAGGAGTCATATGATTTAAAAATATTTGCTAAATTTGAATACATTTTTTGATTATTGCTATTGAACCTTAAATGGATTATAATTGGGTCAGTATAATTAGGAGCTGTGCTACCTGAAAATCCATAATTTAGAATAATATTCATAACATCTGAAAATGGAACAGAATTGTAAGTTTCCTTAATATAAACACTATCTTGCGTTGATGTACTTACTACTGGTTTATTATCAACTGAAAAAACTTGAAAATCAAGACCACGGACACCCTGTTTTAGAACAGCTTTTAAATTATCAATACTTACAAAATCATTTTTATAACTACCACCACTGCACGCATTATAAGCAGTTTTTATATAATAATCGTTTAAATTACCGCTACAGTCAGGGTCGGCAGAATTAATAGCTCTAATATTACCGTTCAATGAACTATAAATATTTCCCATAAAATCAGTTTCTCTTTTTTCCAAATTTAAAATATAGTAAAGGTAAAAGGCCATTAAAATTAATATTAAAAATATGAAATACCATATAAATGCGTAAATATAATCCTCATCTAAGTTTTTAACAGAATTTAATAATTTATTTACAGGGTTTTCACTATTTGGGGTAAAACTTTTCCCAGGATTAGCAGACATACTTAATATAACATATTATTTTTTTATCAATTATTATTAAATTAAATATTAATATTAATTTAATTTAAAATCAAATCAGTTAAATAATATTCATAATATATAGTAATTATGGCAGGAGGTCTTTTAAATTTAGTAAGTGCTGGTCAGCAAAATATTATATTAAATGGGAATCCTAGTAAAACTTTTTGGAAAGCTACATATCAAAAGTATACTAATTTTGGACTTCAAAAATTCAGAGTTGATTATCAAGGAGCTAAAACTCTTCGGTTAAACGAAGAATCAACATTTGATTTTAAAATACCTAGATATGCTGATTTATTAATGGATACATATTTGTCAGTAGAAATGCCAAATATATGGTCGCCAATATTACCACCACGAGAAGTAGTATTGCCGGATGGTTCATTGAATTATACTGATTGGGCTCCTTATGAGTTTAAATGGATTGAAAATTTAGGAGCACAAATGATTAGTCGCATTACAATTACTTGCGGAAATCAAAAAATACAAGAATATTCAGGTCAATATTTATTAGCAATGGTCCAGCGTGACTTTACTGGTGTAAAAAAAGATTTATTTAATGAAATGATTGGTAGTGTACCTGAATTAATTGACCCTGGAAATTCAGGAACTCGTGTAAATGCTTATCCAAATGCTTATTATACAACGAGTCCCGCAGGTGCTGAGCCATCAATACGTGGAAGAACATTATATATACCATTAAATACGTGGTTTAATCTCAAAACACAAATGGCATTTCCTTTAGTAGCATTACAATACAATGAATTACAAGTTAGTATCACATTTCGCCCTATAAATGAAATATTTATGATTCGTGATGTTTTTGATTATATTAATAATTTTCCATATGTAGCTCCAAACTTTAATCAATATTACATGCAAATGTATCGATTTTTACAAACACCTCCAGATGTTGCTTTAGGACCCAATTCTTATGATGATACGCGAACAATATGGAATGCTGATATACATTTAAATTGTACGTATTGCTTTTTATCAAATGATGAACAGAAATTATTTGCCAAAAACGAGCAGAAATATATGTTTAAACAAGTTCATGAGCAAGTATTTTATAATGTGACTGGACCAAATAAGGTTCAATTAGATTCCATCGGTTTAATATCAAGTTGGATGTGGTATTTTCAAAGAAGTGATGCTAATTTACGTAATACATGGTCAAACTATACAAACTGGCCGTATAATTATTTACCATATGATTTGATATTGGCACCAGAAAGTGGCGATTTTCCAAATCCTTTACCACCACCAGCCACAATTGGTCCTGGATTAAATCCTAGTGGTTTTCCTACGGGTTATATGATTACAGGTGTGTATAATCCAGATAATCAAAAAAATATATTAGTAGCTCTTGGAATTCTTTTAGATGGCCAATATAGAGAGAATCTTCAACCAGGAGGTGTTTATAATTATGTGGAAAAATATGTAAGAACATGTGGTAATGCTCCATCTGGATTATATTGTTACAATTTTTGTCTTAATAATGGACCTTTTGATTTACAGCCATCCGGGGCAATAAATATGAATCGTTTTAACAATGTTGAATTGGAATTTACTACAATAATACCGGCATTAGACCCTTTAGCACAAGTATTGACTATTTGTGACCCTGATACTGGTGAAATTATTGGTATAAATAAACCAACATGGCGAATTTATGACTATAATTTTAATTTGGTTTTATTTGAGGAAAGAATCAATGTTGTTACATTTATTGGTGGTAACGCAGGATTAATGTATGCTACTTAAAGTGTTAAACTTAAGTTAAATTGTTATATAACATTATATAACAATTTTTATAATATTATAAAAACCCGCATTATTTTAGATAAGCATTTGCCGCTAATGGTCCTTCATCTATAAATTGACCTGTAGCCGATGGACGATTTTGATAAGAAGGTAAATTTACTAACCCTGCTGGTTTATAACGTTGGTCAAATAATTGCCTGCTTTCATTAAATTTATCAATCCAAGTATTTTGGCCAAAATTTGCTTGAACAGGGGCTCCCATTTTATTATCATTATAAATTGCTGCTTTTGAACCAATATCGGTTGTCAATGTTGAATAACCGGGTTTATAATCTAATTTACCCGCATCATCATTTCCGGGAACATTAGGAGTATATTGTGGATTTGTTTGAGGTTGAGGCACATTCGGCTGACAACCAGGGCATTCAATGTCAGACGTGCATTGTTGTCCTGTCATAGAACAACGCGCTGTTGGTCCGCAAAAATTACTGCACGATGAAGTAGTGTTTAATGGTAAATCAACAGAATGACTAGTATCACTGCTTTCAGTAGCACTAAAACCTTCACTAATTCTTTTTTTATTATTACCCGTATAGATATATCCATTTTCTACTAAATAATTAATCCAATTAAATAGACATAATAACATGATTAATACTACAATAAAATATAATAATGTGCTATATTGATTTTTAGAAATACTCATATATTTATTTTATATTTTATTTTATATTTTATTTTAGCTTAACTAAATTACTTTTTAATTAAAAACCTTAAATAATTTTATATCATTTTAATATAGCAATGTCAACAACAACACCAACAACAACAACAAGTGATACGTCGGCAATAGACGAGAAAAAAAATAATAATGTATCAGGTATTCAAATTACTCCACAAACATTAACACAATATTTGCTATCTGTACTTGTAAGTATGTTTAAAATGCTTATATATTTTTTATTAGGAGCAATTGTATTATACGGAACATTAAGTTCTCAAGCAGGATTATTTCCAACAAATATGGATTATTATCCATACACTGAAAAAATACCCAGAATGCAAAAAGTTGTATCAAATATTTATGAAACAGCTGATGGAGAATATAGTCAAAAAATATTTTTTGATTATAATACTAATAGAACGGGTAATTCACTACTAGATTTACTTCGCTCACTTAAAAAACCAGGGTCGAATGTAGTAAGTGTTTTTTTTGCTAATATAATGCAAAATACAATACGACTAAATTATGGTTCATTAAGTAGTATGTTTAATACTTTAAAAGAATTTGAAATTAATGACTTTTATATAGTGTTATTTGGACCATTACTATTGATAGCTTTCATAATTGTTTTTGTCATGTTTATTAATCCAATTTATTTTATTTATTCGTGGTTTACAAATCTAGGATTGTTTATTCAAAAGGATATTTTTGACCCATCGAGTGAATATTATAGTATGGATGAACTAGAATATTGGACGGGTATAGGTTTAATCTTTTTATTTTTATTTTTATTTTTTATCTTGTTTGGATTTTTAGGATTCTTCATTTCAATAGTGGCTGTATTTATTGTTATTTTTGCTATAGTAAGATATAAATGTAATTTAAATGGTGAAAATAATATAGGATTTGGACAAATATTTAAAAATAATATCAAATATTACAAAGATATTTTAGCTATTTTATTATCAATCAGTCTTGTAACAAACGCAAATGATGTTTTTGGACCCAGTATGTCGGCGATTGTTGTTCTTGTTTTATTGGCAGTTTATTTTGGACTTACGTCAATCGATTTCTATAAATCAACTGAATTAGATAAATTATCAAAGTCACTACCTGTTAAACAAGCAGAAATATTACCAGACAAAACTCCACTTAGTAACGTGGCTGATAAAGCCAAAGAAGCTATAGAAGCAGGAAAGAAAGCTCTAGAAGAAGGGAAGGCATCTTTTAGTAAATTTACATCAGGAATAAAAATGCCATCAGTAAAAATGCCAGAAGTAAAAATGCCAGAAGTAAAAATGCCAGAAACAGAAGTAAAAATGCCAGAAGTAAAAATGCCAGAAGTAAAAATGCCAGAAACAGAAGTAAAAATGCCAGAAACAGAAGTAAATTCATCAACACCTAATCCTCCAAAATAAACCCAAAAATAAATATTATATTTTAATTACAATATAAACCTTAATTAATATTGTAATTTATAACTTATGCAAAATTTAAAGTTAGAAAAATTACCCAAAAAGCCTTTTGTAAGTGTATGCACCCCTACATTTAATAGACGTCCATTTATTCCTATAATGATTCAATGTTTTGAAAATCAAAAATACTCAAAAGATAGAATAGAATGGATTATTATTGATGATGGAGATGATAAAATAGAAGATTTAGTTTCTCATATTCCACAAGTAAAGTATTATAAATATGACGAAAAAATGACATTAGGTAAAAAGAGGAATTTGATGCATGAAAAATGTAAAGGAGATATTATTATTTATATGGATGATGACGATTATTATCCTCCTGAAAGAATTAGTCATGCTGTAGATATGTTAAAAAATAATCCTAAAAAGTTGTGTGCGGGTTCAAGCGAAATGTATATATATTTTAAACATATCCACAAAATGTATCAATTTGGTCCTTATGGACCAAACCATTCAACAGCAGGCACATTTGCGTTTAGAAAAGAATTATTACAAATAACGAGTTACGACAATAATGCTTGTTTGGCAGAAGAACGTCATTTTTTAAAGGAATATACAATTCCGTTTGTTCAGTTAGATCCTAAGAAAACAATTTTAGTGTTTTCCCATGTTCAAAATACATTTGATAAAAAGACATTACTAGATACACCGAATGACAAAGTAAATGTATCTGATAAAACAGTAGATGATTTTGTAAAAGATTCCGAGATAAAAAAGTTTTTTATGGAAGATATTGATGCTATATTGGAAAATTATGAGCCTGGTCATGTAAAAAATAAACCAGATGTTATTAAACAAACGCAAGAAATACATAAAAATAGAATGGATACAGCAATTAAAGAACATCAAAAAATGAACGAATACAATCAAATTGTTAATAAGATTCAACAAGGATCTACACAAAATGAACAAAAAATGAATCAAATGGGGTTAGTTATACAAGAGTTGACAATGGAAAATAATCAATTGAAGGAAAAGCTATCTTATTTAGAAGACAAAATAAGAAAAATAATAATGGAGCAAATTGAAAAGAAAAAAAATGAAAAAAATGAAAAAAATGAAAAAAATGAAAATAAATAAATATATTATTTAATAATTTATTATTATATTAAATAATTTATATAATGGACCCAAATAATATTCCACAACAAATAACAAATTTTGTTAATGAACGTTATCAATTATGGGATAACGCTCATCCAAATCAAATGTGGACTGATGCTCAAAAAAACATTGTAAATGATTTTATTATAAACAGAATTAATGAGGTAAATGAAGACAATGTATTAAATATGCAAGAAATAAATGAATTAAATGATGCAGAAATAAATGAATTATATCAAGGTTTAACTGATTTATTAGACGAATTATTTGAACAAGCTGAGAATAATCCAGCAAATATTGGATTCTTTCAAGAAGATGATTTAGAATTATTTGGTAATAATAATGTTATTGTTTTTGACGATAGTGATGATGACAATCATGATGATGGCGAACATTCACCAACTACTGTAACTAGAACACCAAGAGGTGGTAGAAAATCTTATAAAAAAAGGAAAACAAATAAAAAAAGGAAAACTAACAAAAAAAGAAAAACATATAGAAGAAGAAAACCAAATAAAAAAAGAAAATCTAACAAGAGAAAATAATATATTATACAAAATCATTTAAAGATTATACCATAGTATTACTATTAATATAAAATGACTGACGATAACAGTATTAGCGAATCTAAGATTAACGAGGAGATTATAAAGAAGCATGATAAGAATTATCATATTTATAGAAGAACTACAAGAGTAGAAAAAAAGGGAAGAACATATGATGAAAAGTTTAAGGTCGGACTTTACGCAAGCGGTGCTGTTGGAAGCAAAATTAGAGATGCTATTACAGGTATGTATTACGATTATAGGGTTGGTTCTAAGGACGAGGACAGATTTTTTTCTGTCGTAGATTGTACTGGTACAAAGTCAAATTCATCCATTGTATTTTTTTATCAATCACCGAATCATTATGAGACCGTTAATAAGACAACTGTGAATGAGGATAATCATTATAGATGGAATCTATTACAACAACAATTTGCTTGTTAATCTAAGTAGAAAAATTTTATAAGTATAAATAATTTTATATTTATAAAAATAAAAAAAATAAATTATTATA